AGATACATGTTACGCGCAAATGTGGTGGCGGTTGCTTTGAAAACCCCTGAGTCATAAACGCAACCGGGCGGTGAGACTCGCGTATAACGCCATTGCCCGATACCAGCGGTAGCCATCATTGTCTTCATCTCACGCTGGCTAGAGAACCACCAGTCATCAAACGAATACCCGTCCGTCTCGCCGTTGCTCGTATCGCGGGAGTTATCACCACCAAGCAAATCAAAATCGTTATAGCCGCTAGAAGGACCGGGAACAAACCGCAGCGTGATAGTTGCTGCTCCTGCCACACCTGCGTTGCGGTTACGGCTTAAGAACACTTGATGTAGCCCTGTACCGAACGCGTCCCATGCAATACCAACAACTCGGGCATTGTCGATTGTTGCACTGGTTGTGGCTATGCCTGAGCCGGTTGCCGTGTACTGCTTGGGGCCTATAGCGAGAGCGGCTTGCATAGCGCGTACCGCCGTGTTATTGGCCGCTGAGTTCTGAGTAGTAAAATAGTCGTTAATACCTGCGTCAGCCGTTGCTGTAAATGTGACATCAGGAAAAGCGCAAGTACCAGTCGTTGCGCCGCTGTTAACGCCCGCCAGTTCGTTAGTAAATACCCCTGATATGTTATTAGACTTCGCAACAAATATTGCGTTGTCTGGCATCTGTAAATAGCCGCCGTTGCCTGTAGAACCGTTACACCGCACAAACGTAAGCGTCACCCCGTTAGTTGTCGCAGTAGCGGCGCGGGCACCGTTTCTGTCATACAGAGTAAATGTTTTTTCGCCATATCTGATGAACGCATAGACGTGGGTTGTAGTCGGTATGCCTGCTGCGGTAACTAAAAACCGTCCTGTGTTTCTAGAAAAACCAGCCGTTGTTTTAGACAGCGTAACTGTGTCGCTTCCGTTGACAATATCGCCCGTAAGCGTAAACGAATCCGCAGCAGAGCCCACGATGGGGCCGTCCCAGTAAGTGTCGGACCGAATGTTTGCGCCGATGCCCCAGCTTGAACCGCGCAAGTACCCACGGAAGCCGAAGTTATTGCGGCAAGAAAACGGAACGTCTTGACCGCCATTGTTGCCCGCGTTAACCCAACCGGTATCACCGGCATCGACGTCAATCAGCGCTGTGCCTTGTGGAAGGTATGCGCCCCAGCACTCCGGCACAACTTGCAAGTAATCAACCCGCCCTTCGAAACCGTTGGCAGTGCCGTCAGCAGTTGCTCCTATATTGAACCATGCCGTAGACGCACTGAAAGGCTGCGAAGCGGTCTTGAACATCATGGCCCCATTGACATAGAGACGGCCGGGGAATGCGGTATCAAGAGGATTCCACACAAAAGTAACAATGATCCATTCCCCGTTGCCGTTAAATTGCCAGCACTTCAGGGAGGTAATAATAGCCGCAGGCACCGTAGTGGCCAGCGTGATTGACAAACGGCGGTCTACCGACCCCTCGTTCACCATAACTTTGATTCCGTTGGCAGCCGCCGCAGTGTTGGCAATCCAGAACACGTTTTGGTTGAGTGTTGTTATGTTGTCGACACGGAACCGACACTGAATAGTAAACGGACGTGCCACCGCATTAGTTGTCAGCGGCAAAGCCAGTGCCTTACTGGACCACAACCTTTCAACACGCGCAGACGTAAATACGAACCCATCAACATCGCGCCAAAAACCGCCGTTGTAGTTTCCTCTGTTTGTGTTCTGAATGTAGGCTCGCCAAATAGTGTCGCCTTTGTCTCCTGACTGCGCAGCGTAGGACCAGTTAGCAGTCGCCGTGCTACTAAAGAACACTTTTACAAAAGTGCGAGCAATAATATCGCCTTCGCACCAGTAGTTGTAATAGAACGTAGTATTAGCGCCAAACGTTACGGTGTTGAAATACTCGCCATATCCGCCACCAGTTTGTCGAATGCTTACGGCTCCGTCTGCGGTCCACGCAGTGAAAACATAACGCCGTCCGTTAACGTGAATACGGACTTCTGAAGTTGTAGTAACCGCTTGGGACAAAATTGTCGGCGCAGCAGTTGTGCCGCTAATAAGAAAGTTACCGGTAACAGTGGTGCCAGTAGGGACCTGAGACGCGTTTCCTTGAAACGGGATCAAATACGCGTACGTGTAGCCCTTATCAGGCGTGTCGTCTCCTTCTAACCAGTTAGCCCCGAGCACAAGCTCAGACATGGCGCGAGTTGCGCGAGGGTTGTTAACCCAGTTCGCCTCACCCATGTAAATCATTTCGCGCTGATACCACCGACCGTTCTGCCAGTAATAACGACGAAGAAAATTGTTTCTGTCAGTAGAAGAACGAGGATACCCAATACCGTAATTAGAGCCATCGCTGTTCTGCTCGTCTTTGTCCCAGTAAAACAAATCCGGGACGTCGGTATTGTTAAAGCCCCCGCCAAGCTGTTTAAAGAAAAACGTGCCTTGGTTAGTGTTGTTCAGCCAAGGCGAATCTCCCCAAAACTCTCCGTACGTGTACCAATACGTACGGTGCCACCACAGACTAATATTGGCTGTGTTGGATCGCTGATTTAAAGCGCGGATACCTGTATTGACAACGGTAGGATTGCCTGAAACACCATTTCCGTTACCAACAGTAATGCCGTCCCCAGCAGCAATACTTCTACTGAGAAAATTGTCTGTTGATGTGTTCCACGCCAACATACCTGATGCAGGGTCAAGAGTGCTTATACCTAATCCGTTTGTGATCCTAACAATACCGGTACTAAAACTAGCAAGGTATGCAAGTGTCACCGCTTGCGCAGCCGCATAAGTCATAAATACATCTTTGGTCCCCGCACTAAAGCTGACCAACGACCCGCCATTAGACGACGCATACACTTGCGTTCGAGAAAGCACGTTAGCCGGAATGTACGTGCCAACCCCGACCTCCCACTCATTCGTACCGGGGTTAGTGATGGTGTAAAAAGTCGTGTCAAACCCAGCCATGACAGACGCAAACGTACGGAACCCGAGTACAGCGCCGCCCAGCGTAAAACTGCCGGTCCCCGACGTCGTTGAAGTTTCTCGAACCCTGTCCCTAAGAATGAGCGCCATGCGTTAACCTCAAGTGTCTATAGTCTGCCAACTCTGTGGCTGAGATGTATCGTCAGTATCCCACGATGGGGTTTGCGTGTCAGAAATAACTTGCCATGTAGAAGGTTGTTCTACAGGCAGTGTACTCCATGAATTTGGTTGGTTGTTGTTTGGAACAGTCCACACCGGCGTCTGGTTATTAGCTGTTGACTGCCATGTTGAAGCTTGTGGGTTGTTTATGTCTCCCCAACTAGATGTTTGCTGATTGGCAACAACTGCCCAGTTGGGGGTCTGCGTACTTTGCGCATTTAGCCAGCTAGGCGCATTTTCACTTGCAACAACCGTCCACGCTCCGGGCTGGCTGTCGTTGATCAGCGCCCAGTTCGGCGTCTGGTCATCAATAATAAGTTCCCACAGATAACGACCAAGAACAACATCATTAAACTGAGCGTAAGCAAACGCAGAAACAACGTACGAAGCGCCGCCAGATGTGGCCGCCAACAGTTGGACAATTTGCTGTACTTGCGCAGAAAAATTGGCCTGCACCGAGTTAACGTCATTAAAAGACGCACTTTCGTTTTGCTGAGTGTTTGTTATAAAGGAAGCAACTAAACTGTCTGAACCCTGCACGGATTCGGTTACCGTCCGAACAAATACGACCGTAACACTTTGCTGGTCGCTCGCGGTCAGCGCTTCGGCAACTTGCGCTTGCGTAAGGACAAAAGCAGCATTAACGTCCAAGAACTGGGCATCTTCATCTACGTCGGCGACAAAATCTGCTTGTGCGGACTGAGTATCCTGTACAGCCGCATTCTCATCGTACGACGCAGCAAACGCCGCCTGCACACTCTGCGCGTCATACACATTTATAGTGGTAAGTAGCTCCCCCGCCGCAGTAAGCTGGGCGTTTTCTGTGGAAGTCATCTCTACGCGGTCTTCTACAATGGACAAAACTACGCCAGAACCGTAAGCCAAGGCGTAGGCTTCCACAGTTTCTGCGATTAGACCTGAAAATGGGGACGTACCTACAAATGTGTCGCTTATATGGACGTGTTCGTCTTGGGCGGCGAAAACAAAACGTAAGACTACAAAGTTGTCAGACCCGGAAATTTGTTCGGTAATATCGGCTGCAAAAGAGGCATCCGCCGATACAGTATCACTTGTGTCTACCTGCTCAACAGTAAAAGCAACGGCAGTTTGTGTATCATCAAACACCGCAAAAAACTGTGCGTCTTCATCGACGTCTGCGGCCAGATCGCCAACAGCGGAGACAAGTTCAGAGAAATTGGCGGCCTCAAGAACGGTAGCAACAAAATCAGTCTGCCCTGTAAAGTCGGCAACAAACTGCGCAGTCTGCGCGACTTGAACCGCAAAGTCGGCGTTACTGGTAAGGAAATCAGAAAATCTGGCTATTTCTGATACGACGGCATTTGTATTAAGAGTGCACGTCTCCGCATCAGAAAACCTTACCGTTTCTGATATAGAAACCGCAAATACAGTACCGGTTACAGGGAGCGTAGAGAACGGGACTGTTGAAAACGGCGCGAAGCCAAACATCAATCAGCCCCGCATAATTAGGCAGAAACCAACTGCGCTTCGTCAAACCAACGCTCGTGTTCGACCCCGGCGTTGTCAGTCCAACCCACTAAATACTGGACATTACCATCGTCGTCCATACGTAACGACATAACCGCACCTTGAGGTACAGTCACAATAAGTTTTACCTCATCGCCTTTTTTAAAAATCGTAGCCATAAAATCTCCTGTTAAACAGCATCGGCTGAGAAGGTGTACGTAACGTTCAACGTGTCCCCATTGGCCACACTCTTATCGCCGCCAGTAAAATCACCTTCAGAGAAAAGAACACCTGATGAACCAGATGCCACAGTACACAAAAACGCGCCAGCTACGATTGTGGTGTTGTTGATGTTAAACACTGCGGGCGACGCAGAATTGCTAAGTACGGACGGGTCAGCCAGCGTCGGGGTACCAAACGTCACCGATTTACGGTTTCCTGTGTAGTTAGTATCTTCAGTCCATCCGGCATGCGTAGTAAGCGTGTCGCCCGCCGCATACGTGGTACCAGAACCGGGGCCGGTGATCAGACCAAGATACCAAGCGGCGGTGTAACCCGACGCTTTAAAATACTTGTTGTTTAAGTCTTGCAGACCTTCATTAACGACGAGATTGTGGAAAGTATCTTCCCACTTAAAATTACCATCTTTGTCAAAACAAGTGACTGTAAAAACACCACCAAAACCGCCACGTTCTTTTTCTTGCGAGGTCGTGCCTACGCCAGCTTGGACAGTTTCACCCATTGTTGATTTTGCTGTAGGCATACTAACTCCTTAAGGGAAACGAATTAAAGCCGTAGTTGCCGTGTTTGCTGGCATTGTTACGGTGTTATTAATCGAGGTAAAAACTTTATCCGCGCCAAAATCCAATACTAAAACGGACTTATTGCTACGGGTGACGTTGTATATTAACGCCCCGCGAGCAACAAAATTTGCCCCGGGGAAAGACACGTTATTAAAGTTCATGTACACCGTGCCGGTGTTTACATCTGTGGCTAAAGTAGCTCCAGTAACCTGAACTCCCCCCGCTGTATACCCCGTACCAGATACTTCATCCGCTGCTGTATACGCAGTGGTAGTGGAGCCTATAGTCGCTGTACCCGTGTACAAAGACATTTTTAAGGTGTCCGTCAGCAAGTTCTGCCCCGCTTGGAGCATCTCCTGTTTAAAGCTGTTAGTCAGTCCTTGTTGGATCGCCATTACGGATTCACCTTAATCTTAGCCTGACCATCACGGTACGCATCCCCACGCTCAAGACCTGTGCCCAGACGGTTCAACTGACTTATAGCGTCTTGGAATTTCTTCTCGTAATACGCCATCATGTCCTGTTCACCCTTCATGAAGATGTACGCTTCCACCAGACAGCCGTACAGCAAAACGGGGTCGTAGTTGTCTCCAAGCCATGAAGTACCTGCTGTGACAATCGATTCTGGGTAATAGTAATAATGTAGTTCTACAGCATACGCAGCATCCGGTGTTGGCCCAAGAATAAAACTTAACTCCGTAGTGATAACGTTAGAGGTTACAGTAGGGCCAAACAGCGCGTAGTACTTAGGTAACCCTTTGTCCGCATTCGGGTTTGGGTAAGCTTCCCGCATGAAATTGACATCTTTGTTTAGTAGATATGTGTACGCGCCAACGCCATCTACTACAGCCAAAGAAAACGACGCCAAAAAATCATTAGGGCAAGATAGATACTTATTGTTTGCGGAGGTTAATCCCATCACGTTCTTACGTAGTGCAGGGATTTGTACGGAGTTGTAAATACGTTCTTCAGCCTGTTGGACAAAAACAGGGATACTCGCCACGAACGTTGATTCGTAGTTCTGTGTGTAAGACTGAATATCAGCTACCAACGCCGCATAGTTCACAGCTTACTCCTTACGCCATAGGGCCACGGCACATAAAACCTTTAGTCGCAGCGCCAGCACCACGCATCTTTATGCCGTCCCGCTTCACGTCGTCACGCCCGGGGTCGCCTGCGCTTACACGCTGCACGCCCGTGCGAGGGCCAAGCTCTTTAGCACTCTTAGTTTGCGGATCAGACTTGTCGCTTGGGGGCATCATGGTGTGGGGTTCGGCGTAAAACTCAGCAGAACCTACCTCTTTACCCATCAGTTTCTTAGAAAACTTAGCCATTATCGACCCCTTCCAGTGGACTTTTGGTTCATAGCACGAGCCAGATTACGGCCATACTTGCGCATGGACTCGCCCGTCACGCCGCCTTTAGCCATCTTGTGCATACGTTTTTCATGAGCTTTAACTTCTGCTTTAGCTACTTGCTTCATCTTATCCATAACTTACTCCTATGTGATTGTCACATTGCCCACTATCCCTGCCGATGTCAGGTAGTTGGGCGTTAACCCTGCATCGTTTGCACTTGCTCCGCCTACCGGTGCCCAACCCCACTGAATCACCCTACTACCTTCGCCCGGGGGTCCTGCATCGTATGCAGTTGGTAGCTGTAGCCCGGTGTTCCCAGAGGAGTAATAGCTGTGGTCTGGGCGTGGCTCCCGCACTGCTTGCGGGTCGTCCACTGGGTATAGACCCAATTTTAACTGCGGATGGTCGGGGTCCCAACAAGTTTTGCAAACCTTCTCGTTGATGATATTACCTTTAACCACCAACTTCCTAAGTTCTTTTAGCTTAAACCGGAACCCACACCTATCGCACTCGGCAATAGACCTATACCCGGCTGCGTACTTATTACCCATTATCTCGACCTAAATATTCTAGGTACAAACCGAGACGTGGCTTTCTCCCTATCTTCTCCAGCCGCCAAGTCAAATTGTTCGTCGTACGCCGTCTTCAGCATCTGTAACCGGTCAGCGCCCTCGGGTATCTTCATGGCGATGTAGTACGCCAAACCTGCGGTAATACAGGGCAAGAACCTAAAGCTCATGTCCGCAGTTTGTACGCCACTACCGGCATCCTCAATACGGCGCATACGCCAGTAAACAAACTGATACGGGGTAGAGTTATCGGGCGTAGGCCAGACCGTTATGGTCGGTGGGTTCGGCACATACACAGGAGCGGCGGAGGTATGCGACGCCGCCGTAGTATTAGCTTGCCCCCGCACACAGTTCTCTAGTGACTGAGTAGCGGTGTTCAAATACCCGTAGTAGATAATTTCATTGTCAATCTGTACAAACCCGGCGGACGCCAAGTTATATACAGAACCTACGGGGATAGTAGTAACGGTAGCGTTAATCGTAGACGCCAATGTAGTCCCAGACGGGGACTTCTGCCCAGAAAGCCGCTGTACCCATACCTGAATAGGTCTGGCTTGCTGTAACTTGTTTGGGATCGTGGCGTAAGTAGAAACTGAAATCCGCGTGATGTTCAAGTCGGCTTGGGTGGACTCGACGTTAGCCCCAGTACGGATAACGTGTTCCATCAAGTCTACCGTGTCGTACGGCAACGCGTAGGTGTTTACGCCGGGGGTAAGGTTGATAGTACCTTGCTCAATCGTCCACATGTTAATGCCACGATTGACCCACTCGATGGTCATCAAGTTCATGCTACGGCGGGCAGTACGCAGGTCGTAGCCAGAGCGCATCTCGCGCCCTGCGCGTTCAAATGCCTCTTCTGCTATCTCGACAAATTCAAGATCAAATTGCGTTGTGCCCGATGTAGTCATTTATTTGCCCAATTTCTTCAATGTCTGAGCTAAACGTGCTCTCTTGCCCACTTTCCCGGGTTTTTGGGCAGCGGCAGCAAGCTTCTTTGCCGGGATGGGCTGTCCTTCTTTTGCGCCAAGTTGAGCACGTAGCGCACCGGGCTTCTTTATTGCCTTCTGTATCCATTTTTCAGCCATCACTTCCTCGCCATTCTCATGTTGTCGATTAAGTTTGGATACGGCCTACCAGCGGCTTTGGCTGCTGCTTTTGCTTTAGCCTTTTTGGCAGGACTTAAAGGGGTGGATTTTTTCTTGGGGTTGGGGCTGTCCCATACCTCACCACCCTTTTTGTACAGCTTAACGGGTTCGTTGCCGTCACGTTTTACCGTGGTCTTAGGCATCTTTTTGGGATTAATAACCCCCATTCCCCGAGAGGCCCTCATATCAGCACTTACCGCCGTAAGCCATCTTGACGATCTTACCTTTGGTTTTACCCTTTTTGGCTAGACCATCAATACTAGGAGCCGCAGTCTTGACCGCGCCACCTTTTTTCATGCCTTTCATTTCGGCTTTTTCATGCTTGATCATGGCTTTAGGAGCGCCTTTTTTCTTCATGAACGCAACTTCTTCCTTAACCATCTTTTTTGACTCAGCCATACCGCCTCCAGATTTAGTAAACTCTTTCCCCACAGATTGCGGCACACCGGCCTTCTTAGCAAATGCAGGGTTGTGGGCTACAGCCTGCATAAACCGTTCTTGCTTTTTACTAACGGCGGGCATTACACCATCCGCCCTTTAGTTTTACCGCGTTGAGCGCAACCGTCTGCGCGTTTGGAAGCTGAACTAATTACTCCACCTTTAGCTTTTTTAACAGGTTTAGTCGGCCCTTCGTCAGGCGACGGCGGCTTCATACCTTCCCTAAAGATGTCAGCTTCTTTTTTGTCCTTACCTTGCGCGGGCGGAACGTAGGGCTTCTCTTCCCTCAACTGTTTTTTAAGTTCTTCAAAAGTGGGCGCGGCCATCAGATCACCCTGCCTTTCGTCTTACCACGCTGGGCGCAGCCATCAGCACGTTTGGAGGCAGAACCCACGGAACCACCTTTCTTGTACCCAACGCCAGCTTTCACACGCTCAACTGCCAAGTCCATTTTGCGCTTGTCACGCGTAGCTCTAGTTTCTTTGTCGCGGTTGTATTTGTCTAGCGGGGAAGAATCAGAACCATCGCGGGTAGCTTGACCACGCTTCATCACATCTGCGCCAGATTCCATAGTGTTTACACTGATAGGAAATTCCTGCGCACCTCTAAGACGGGGGCGGGGCATTTTAGGGCGAGGACGGGGGCGTGGGGTAACGTCAGGTTCCAGCGCAAGATTCCTGCCGGGACGCATACCATCGTCTTCAGCAGGAGAACCGGCAAAAATTTTATATTTGCCTTCTTCGTCGCTCATACCACCAACGGCATACCGTTTGGTTTTCTTCATGACTTACCCCCAAAAAAGTGCACCACTAGCGCGGTTATAATGTTACTTACGCCGCCTATAAACATGAGTACCTTCCAGCCGCCTTCGGCCTGTGACAACTTCTTGTCGATATTCTGTAGCGATTGCTTTATGGACTCCATGTCGGAGACGAGCTTATCAATATCGTCTTGCAGATGTTTTATGTCGTTAGCATGAGTAGCTAACTCACGCGCAGTTTCAATTTCTGGAGCTACCATGTTTAACACTTCCAAGCTCTCAAAGATTTATTAATGCGGCTATTCGGGTCGTTAGCTGTCTTAGATGAAGTCAGCTTTTTCTTCATCCCTGACATACGGGCACAGAATGATTTCTTCCGTGGCCCGCCTTCAGGTTGAGGAGCCTTAAGACCCGGTTTCCCCGGGTTGGCTTTGTTATAGGAAGCGCGTCCTTTGGCGTTCAAGCCACCCTTCTCGGACTTGCCCTCTTTACGCTGCCATGCCGGAGTCTTAGCCATAGAACACCACGATGGTTGCGCTAGACAGCGTGGCATGTACATCAGTGTTGAACTTGATGCCTTCGCCGGGGAACAGAATATGCTCTGACCCTGCTGCCGCTGGTGCCGTAAACGAAAACCGCGTAGTACCGCTAGAACCGCCGTCCTTCAGGACAACCGTACCACCAGAGGCGTAGCTAACCGTCACCGCTTTTACACGGGTTGTATCAGCGTACGCCGTATTGGTAGAGGTTACCTGCGCGGCTTTTACGTCTGTTTGCATCATGGCGATGCCTCCTTATTAGACGTTTTGCATTCCGACATACGGGTCTTCTACGTAGTACACAATGTACCCTGAACAAGGGCCTGTACCAGCGGATGCGCCAGTACGTGCAGTCAGGTAAACCATTTGTGTCAACGACATAGGAACGGCAAACGAAGCACCGGGCAACGTAGCTGTAGCTAGTGTAGTAGTTGTACGAGTAGTCGGTTGCTCGTTAATCAAAGCAGCAGGGCTGGCTGTACCAGAAGTGTACAAGGTGAAACCGAAGTCCAACGTACCTGCGGTAGTAGATGCAACAGTAGTTGCGATCTCAATGATTACCGCGCCCGCTGGCAGGATAATGTTTTGACCAGTAACGGAAGCAGTAGTAGCTTGGTTTTTGAGGTTGCCAGCTTGAGTAGCAATATCAGCGACGTACCATTCGGCAGTCATAACGCCTGTGCCACAATACGCGGTGCGAGTTTGATCGCCGCCGCCCGAACGCCAAATACTTTGAGTGGTAGAAATACCCATTTGAATTTTCCCTCATGCGGTTAGGTATGTCGATCTGCATGAAGTCAGGCCGGGACCTGTTCGACATACCGGATATTCCCGGAATACTTCCTTATATCATATAAAAAAGGGGGCCGGAACCCCCTTTTTCATTACGCACCAGCGGAGCCAAAAGCGCCCAGCGGATCAGAGACGCCGAAGCTATAACGCTCACGAGCCTTGTAACGAGCGTTGCCAGTATCGAAATCTCCGTCCATCGACTGCGACAGCGGCATACGAATGAAGTGCTTCAGGCCGTTAGGCACATCTGTCGTCAGGAACCAAGCGTTCGGATCAGTCAGATAGTGGTTAACGGTGTAGCCT